AATTATTTAGATGATAGTCAAATATTTAATAAGTATACTGTTTCAGATTTGGAGCAGGCACAAGCCTCAGGACTAACAGATACTAATAGAGTAGAAGTAATATCTCCTCTACAATGGGATTTAAGATTTAATCCTATACCTGATATGTTTAAAACGGGTAATATGAATCCTTTTAATGTTCCTTATGGACCTAAACAAGGCGGTGTAGAACAAAATTATGTATCACAAGATGCCTCACCTCTTATAATGTCATCCCCAATGACTCCAGAAGAACAAGCCTTAAAGGGTACAAACAGAGGATTATTTATTCCTCCTATGTTAAAAACAGATAATAATTTACCATTCGGACCAAATACAATTCCTTATGGTCCTCAAAATATAATTGGAATAGGTAAAGATAATTTTGTTCCTGAGACTCGTTATGGTCCTAATAATTCTAGGCAGTTAGTAGAGTCTAATTTACTCGGCTTTCCTACGCCAACTCCGACAGAAAACGCTTATGCTCAAAGAAGATTTTTATTAATGGAACAAGAAAGAGAAAAACAAGCGGCTATGGCTGAAAGTAAAAGAGCAGCTGAAGAGTATGAGGCAAAGAACAGAGCTGAAGCAGCAGCTAAAGCAGCAGCAGATGCAGCAGCGGCTCAAAAACGTAAGAACGATAACTATGAAACTGGTTATGTGCCACCAAACAGATATACTACAAAAGATGTAAACAACAGTTTTGCAGCACGCAGAGATATTAGGAATATTTTTGCATAATGAATACAATTAAGGAGATAAGATAATGGCAGGTTTTTTTGATTTTTTAGGAGGGGCTAACCCTTGGACAGCAGTAATAGGTGCTGGCTTACAGCTCTATGGTGCTAACAAAGCAACTAAAGCTGCAACAAGTTCTGCTGAGGATTTTAACACAGCAATAACAGAGGCTTCTAAACCTAAAACAGTAATTGACCCTACAGGTTCAGCAGTATGGAATGATGAGTTACAACAGTATGTCTTAGCCCCTTCTCAGCCTATGATGGGACTTTTTGGAGCTAACCTTCAAGATGCTTATAGACAGAGAGCACTTATTGAAGATTATATGAAAGACCCTGAAAGTGCGGCTCAAGCTAGATTTGCTAAAACTGATGCTGCTTTAGCACCTTTTAGAGCTAAAGAAGGTGAAGGTCTTTTAAGTAGATTACTACAAAGTGGTACTGCTGGGTCTAGCCTAGGAGCAGAACAAGTAGCTGCTAGAGAGTTACAAAATAATTTATATGATGCTACAAGATTAGATGCTGAAAGAGCAGGCGTTCAAAGTGACATTACTAATTATATTAATCGTTCTAATACTGCAGCCCAGAATGCTGTAACTTATGGTTCTATGGGACAAAACTTAGCAAATTTAGGAATTAGTGTTGGAAGTAATGCAGGAAACGCAGCAAACATAGGTGGTACAGGTCTAATGAATGCTTATACACAAGCAGGCTTAGATAGAGCACAGTTTCCATATCAATTAGGAACTAGAATGTTAGGCTACAGACCCGATACTACACAACAAAATTTAGAAGCACAGGCAAATTATAGCTACGCTCCTAGGTTTAATAATCCGTATTTATAGGAGATAATACAATGGCACTATTTTCAGGAACAGGCTTAGGACAAAAAACACCAGCTCCACTTACTGCAGGTCAAATGTTTGCAGGAGCAGCACAAGGTATTGGTAAAGGTGTTATAGACCCTTATATGGAAAGCCAAGGTTTTATTTCTGCAGAAAATCAAGTAATAGACATTATGAAAGATGTTGACATAAGTAGTGTCGATTCAGTTTCTGAGGCTTTTAATAAAATTATGACTATTAGTCCTGAAGCAGCGGCTGAGTTTAGAGCTCAAGTATTGCCTTTAGTTACTGCTAAACAAAATGAACTAGCTTCAAAAGCAAAAGGAACAACTAAAGATAGTGATACAAAAGAAGTAGGCTATTCTTATAATGGTGTTAAAGACCCTACTAAAACTATGATGGTTGAAAAAGTAAATGGTGTTTGGAAACCTATTATAGACCCTTCTACTAAATTACCTTATTCTGAAGATAAATTTGCAGGTGACACTTTTGAAGGTAAAATACCTGAAGGTTATCGTAGAATAGTTGCTCAAGATGGAAGTGTAAGTATGGAAGTAGTCCCGGGTTCTCCTGCTGAAGCGACTTTAAAAGCAGATAAAGCAGCAACTGCATTTAAAAAACAATACCAAATAACAAACGCTAGTTTAGTTCTTGAAAACATTGATGATGTTTTTGATTTATACAACAATAGAACAACTACAACTAAAATTGGACCTATGGACATAGGTGTTGATTCAATATTTAGTACCGCAGCAAAAGCATATGCTCTTACCGGAGTATCTCAAACTCCAAGAGCAAATATGGACGAGGCTATTGCACCAATTATAGCCAACTTAGGTTTTGATAAACTACAAGCTATGAGGGATGCTTCACCTACTGGAGGTGCTTTAGGACAAGTTTCCAATATAGAATTAGCTGCATTACAGAAATCACTAGCAAGTTTAAGTCTAAATCAAGATGCTGAACAGTTTGAAGCAAATCTTAAAAAGGTTCAAAAACATTATAGAAATATGATTAAACTTATGAGTGCTGAAGGCTCAGAAGAAATAAAAGATTTACAGCTTGATAGTAAATACGAAGTTACAACAGGAGCTAATGGCGAGGCAATTGTAACATTAGTAGAAGAAAAAGAACCAGCATTTTAAAGGATAAAAATGGAAACTGATTTTTACGAAATAAAAAATACTCCTAATGGAAAAACTTTAGCAGGTGTTCCTTACTCAGACTTTTCTAACGGTGAATTTGCTTATAGGATGTGGGAGAAACAAAAACAAGACGCAGAAACTTTAGAAGACGCTATGCCTTTAGGTGTTTGGGCTGATAGTGTAGGTTTAAATGACGAAGATTTTAATGCGGCTTTTGAAATTGCTATGGGAGATAACTTTGAACCTACAGACAGACCTATACCTGAAGTATGGAAATCAAGTTTAGATGATAAAGCTAGGCTAACTTTTCAAGGTCAGACTTGGGGATGGGGAGACGAAATAACAGGAGCTATGGGAGCTATTGGAGATGTAGTTACTGGGAATGCTAATGAACAGTCATTTTCTGAATTATATACATCTTACAGAGATTCTGAAAGAGATAGAATAAAAGAGTTTAGAACTAACGAGCCTATTGAAGCACTTAAATATGAAGTAGGAGGTGCTTTTATTAGCCCTGCAGGAATATTTAAAGCACCTAAACTTTTAAAAGATTTAAAAGCAGCTAAGTCGTTAGCCGAAAAAACAAAAGCAGGAACAAAAGTAGCAGCCACTAGTGGTTTAATAGGAGTAACCTATGGAGCAGGTTCTTCAGATGAAGAAAGTTTCGGAGAGATTGCTAAAGATTCTTTAGTTACCGGAGTTACTTCTTCTTTGTTTGGTCTTGGTTTTCATAAAACTATCCCGTTGTTTGGAAAAGCAAAAGAAAAATTAGCTAATCTTTTTAAAAAAACTACTCATCAAAGTCCATCAGTAATTACATTACAAAGATTAAAAAATGAAGCATATGATAAAGTTAAAACTTCTTTTGATGTTTTTGATAATAAAGATTTTAATGCTATGCTTTCAGCCGCAAATAAAGTTGCTATTGAAGGACATCATACAGCATCTAAAGATACCGGCGTTAATGCTGCCTTAAACATTTTTAAGTCTTTAAAATCAAACACAGGAAATTATACTTTAATGCAAATGGATAAAGTAAAACAAGCAATATCTAAAATATATTCTAAACACCCTGAACAAAGCGTTTTAATAGATATGATGGATATTGTAGATAACCAAATAGCTACAAAAGCAGGGCAGTTTCCTGAAATAGAAGCAGCAAGGGTAGCAAACACTCTCTATAAAAAAGTAGAAAAATTAGACCAAGCCTTTCAAAAAGCAAGAAGAAATAGATTAACAAGTAATAGCAAAACAAACGTAGAGACATATAAACAATCTATAGCTAATATTTTAAATGATTCTAAAGCTATGAAATATTTTGACCCTAACGAAATAGCTTTAATGGAATCGTTTTTAAAAGGAAATGTAGCTGAAAGAGCAATTCAAAGAGCGGCAGGATTAAAAGTTTCTGTTCAATCTCTTTTAACATCATTAGCTTTTTCTACTGTTTTTCAAAACCCCCTGTTCTTAATGTCTCTTGGTGTAGGTCAAGTAGCTAATAAAATAGCAGAGCCAGCAATAAAAAGAAAGGCTGAACAACTAATACAGAAAATAGGAAAACTACCTAATGCTCCTAGTACTCCGGGAAGCTCAACAGCAGGCTTAATAGGTAGTATGGCGACTAATACTGATAATTATAGAGAATAATATGGCTATTGACTTCTTAATAGACGGTGCTCAGTCAGCAGGAACTATCGCTCAAAACATATTTAATAAAGCAAGTAATGCTTATACTGGAGCTAAAAACTTTGGAAGCATCGCAGGAACTTTTGGCGATTCTCTAATTGGACCTAAGCAAGGCGGTTGGGACTCAAATCTTATGTCTTCTGGAATGAGAGAAGAAATAATGAATCAAGCCTATTCTGATATGCAAAAGTATGGTAAGACAGATGGTGGTATAGGATATGGAGAATTAGGTCTACCTTCTTATTGGGATAGAACAGGAGAGCATCCTAAAGGATTAGGACAGGGTGGTTTGTTTTCAGCTAAAAATGCTGTAGCTCTTACAGGCGGTAAAATGGATTATTCTGTAAATCCTCAATCTGGAATGTTGAGTATCACAGGAGGAGCTGACTATAACTTTCCAGAGGGAATCTTTGGAGACAATAAAGTCAGTACTGGAGTTGCAGACTGGATTAATAAAGGGGGTACTCAATGGAATCCACAAGGTATTCAATTAGACCCCGCTAGAATAAAGAAAGAATTAAATAATTATTCTATGGGTAGTGCAGATAGACACTATGACAAAAATCAAGTTATTCCTAAACCTATAGATGTAGATTATAATTCTACTGAGTATTGGAAAGATTATTGGAAGGAGACTCCATACGATACATTATCAGAACCTCCTGTTAGAATAAGACCAGAAACATTTCCTACTCAACCGACATCAACACCTGTAGGAACATCTGCTACAGCATTAGCACAGATACAAGCTAATATTGAAGCCGCTAAAATGAAAGAGGAATCTCCTAATGGTGGTTCTATAAATCAGACAAAAAAAACCACCGCAACATCAGGAATGATGAGTAGTGGTGGTCCTCCAAGAAGGGGCAGTATGAGAGGTCGTAAAAAAACCGTAACCAAACCATCTAAGTCTAGCTATGGCAGGAGATACGGTCTCTAGTGACTAATCTTCTGTTGTAATACAGCAAGTGCGTCTTCAACATTCAAATAACCAACTTCTTTATCTATCCACTCAGTTCTAGAGAACTCTGTCTGAGCGGGTAGCTTTCGTGTGTGCCATTTAAAATCATATTCATCTTCCTCTTCCATAATAATAGGGTCAAAGAGATAAATCTTATGTCCTGCTTTATAAGGCATACTAACTGCATACATAAAAGATAGGTCATTTTCTAAGGCGTATTCTTTATTCCATTCGTACTTCATTTTCTCTAATAGAGTATCATCATAATGCTTCTTACGGCATTTGATTTCTAACATAATGCCATTCTCTGTATCAAAGGCGTCATATCTAGAGAACTTATCATCCATAGCAACAAAGTTATAGTTTTCATTTGTGTTCAGTAATTCTATCAACTTCTTTTCGTTCATCATTTCCACTCTCCTTTATGACTTGCACCTTTGCTGTGTCCGCTTCCTGACGTCCTAAACATAGGCGTGCTTATTATATGCTCACTAGCACCACCACAGGCTTCACAGTCTATAGGGTCTAGTCGTTCTGACATCTTACGCATTTCTGAGAATGTAAGTCCACAGTCTTTACATTTATATTCGTATATCATTTCTTCCAATCCTTACGCCATAAATCACGTTGTTTAGTTTTCTGTTTTTTTAGTTTGCGATATAACTTGGAAGTCCCATCCATACGGACGAGACCCCAAGTATTTTTAGGTGGTTTACTTTCCGCCACTCGTTATATCTTTATCGAGCAACTTCCAAACAATACCAGCGGCAATAATACCTGCTAGTCCTGCGTTACCTAAGGTCCACACTATATCTAATATAGAACCAATTACATTCCCAGTTAGGAATGCTACCTTTTGACCAAAGATAATTTGTAGTACAATTGATAAACTGATTAGTTTGATACCTACATCTATCGCACCATCAGCACCGTTCTTAAGTTTCTCTAACATATTTTACTCCTTTATTTGTAAAACAATCGGCTATACAAGCCACCCTTTCCTAAGAGCATTTAGCCATATCACTATGTAAACTAAACACCCTGTAGAAATCATTCCCGCCATAAAATAAGCGGTATATAAAATGTTCTCTAGTATTTTCATACCTCCCACCCCGAACAATTAATACTGTTTGGAGGAGAACACTTTAACTGTTGTTGTTGCTCATCCATTTTATCCTGTAGTGTGCTACAACCTGATAAGTTAATGACAACAACTTGTAACGCTATAATTAATAATATAGTCTGTATCATTCTATGTCCCTCTCTTCTTCAACTAAATCAACAAGTTCACATACACTACCAGTACACGCTAAAGTCTTAGTGCCTACTGTCATATCTGTAAGCTCATACTCACTAATCAAATCCCAGTCTACTGCTTTAGGCATCTTCTTAGCTAGAGCATCGTGTGTCTTCTTGTCACACTCCTCATATGGTGCTTGTTGATATGTGTGGTCAGAGTGAGGTAGGAAACTAACACCTGATACTTCATCGAAGTGTTTGTATACCCACGCACCTACTTCCATCCACTCGTGTTCTCTAACACTAATTGTTACACTAGGCTTGTGCTCACAGTAGTATCTTTGATACATAAGCCATAGCTCTAGTTGTTCGATAGCATTCCTTTCATTCCTAGTCACAGCACCCTTAGGAGCTTTCATAGGGAAGGAGAATACCTTAACGCTGTTAGGTTTCATTACATCAGCTTCAGCAGGTATGCCTTGGTCTTCCATAAGTTGTGCTATAGGGTCTTTAGCATCTGCTCTAACCCTACGAATGTAGTAGTCACTGTGTCTAGTATGAATACCACTGGCACTATCTACTAGCTGACTGACTGTACCACTAGGTTTAATAGCAGTAGTAGCAGTAGCTTGTTTAATACCTAAAAGCTCTGACCACCATTTGTTAGTCTTAACGGATTCTTTCTTTAGGTCATTTAAGAAATCAGGTAAACTTCTCTTACCATAGTATCCACGACTATCATCACTACTTCCATTCATAAAAGAATTATCCATAATGCCAGTAAGTGATACACCCAACAAGGCTTCCTCTTCTGTATTGTGTACCCACTTAGGTCTCAATCTCTTGAGGTTAGTAAGTGATGCTTGGAATGTACCCAGTATAGTAGCTAGTCTGACCTTACGGAGTATATCCTTCTGCGTGTCTTCTGCTCTTACTACTACTTCAGTAAGATTACAGAATTGACCATCTCTCAGTATGATTTCACTACAAGGATTACAACCGAAGTCGTGCTCAGTATCACGTCTACCAATAGACGCTACTTGTTTGATAGCGGCTTCTCTGTTAAAGATACCACGCTCACCAGACTTAGACTCATATAAAGACGTCCATTCTTTCATAAAGATACCAATATCAGGTTTCTCTGTATAGCATACACTATTATTACTTAGAGCCATCTCTGGTGTATCAGACCACCATTGACCACTCTTAGCATTACGCATACGCTCATCAGTAAGGTTAGATAGAGATATTAAGGCACTTCGTCTAACACCGCCCACTACAACTACCTCTGCAATCTTACACATCATACGGTGACACTCATAGCTAGTCAGCTTACGACCACCTGCTTCTTTAAAGATGTTAGTAGCGAAGTTAAACAAGTCAAGTAGAGGCTCTGGTCCACTAGCCCTGCCACCAAAGGTAGCTAGTCTAGCACCCTTAGGTCTAACCTTAGAGAAGTCCCACTTAGGCATCTCACCATCATATAAATAAGTAATCAGCTTACGGAATGCAGACTGCCACCCTTCCTTAGAATCCTGTACTACGATGACATCTTCTATATCAATCATATCTGTAGGGACTTCAGGTAGTTTATTAACTGCTTGTCTCTCAACACTAAAGCCTACACCAGTACCGTGCATCAGAACGAATAGGCATTCATCAAATGCTTTAGGATGGTCTACACTAAGGTAAGCACAGTTATAACCTGCTATATTATTCTTAGTTAAGGCAGGACCTGCGGTCATAAGAGCTCTCATACTAGGCATAACTTCTAAGTTACATACTGCTTCCTCAAGTATCTTCCTAGTCTTAGGTACTAACTCTTGGTTTGTATTTTCTTTAAGATGCCCCTCCATAAAATCAAAATAACGGGCAACGGTTTCTTTCCAAGTCTCTCTCCGCTTCTTCTCAGGTAGCCATCGTGCGTACCTGCTAAGGGCAATAAAGTTTTGGTAATCGTTTGGTAATTTATTCAATTTATTCATCCTCCATTGGGTCTATTTCAATGTTCAGCATCTTGCTTCCATCGTCATCTAAGTAAGTATTATATTTCAGTCTTCCGTTTCTGTGCATCTGAACAGCATCAGTTATCCCTCTATCATAACATTTAGTACCGTGTCTCCACAATAAGAATCCTCCCATTGTAAGCAATACTAATATAAGAAAGATAAAGTTTTCAGTAGGTATCATCATCATTATCGTCAAACTCCTCTCGTTTATCTATCAGTTTATCTTCAAACTCGTGTAGCAACTCTTCAGTTGTTATGTCGAGTATCTCACACATAGTGCAAGGGTCTATAGCTTCTTGGACTATTCGTTCTTTTAACTCATTCAAAGTTAGAGCCATACTGCCCTCCTTCGTGTTCTATGAGTTTATTTAAGAACCAACGAGCTTTCTTTAGGTCTTCTAAACCGTTTTTATATCTCCACCTGCAAATGTATTTAGCAACACTAGCAGTTAGGTAGTCCATATCTTGGTCTAATATAAAATCTATGACCTCAATATTGCCTTGCTTGTAATGGTTAGGATTTATTTTATCTTCGTCCATTCCTTTAACTCCTTTATTTCTTTTGTTGAGAATATTTTGATGTCGTACTTCTCACACCATTTTCTATAGGTTATCTTGTTACCCTTAGCTACCTTAGAGTCGGGGCGGGGCATCAGAAATATTAACTCCTTGCCTTCGAATCTCATCTGTTCAGCAATTGATTTATACTTCTGTCTATCCCCACTCCTAAAGAACCCTTTAACTTCTATATGATACTTACCCTTAACAAAGTCAGGAGTATAGTTCTTTCGGATAGTATAGGCTATCCTACAAGGCTCATATTTCCATTCCTTTCCTAACGCTAAGGAACATTCTTTCTCTAGCTTACTGCGAAATTTTGTTGCCATCAGCATCTACCTCTAAAACAGAAGGAACAAACTTGACCTCAGTTAAGTATCTAGGTCCTGTCGAATAGATAAAGGTTCTTAAGTCTTTACCCCAACATTCGTGTTTGTAAGCACAGTAACTACATCCAACTGCTAACTTCATATTGCCTGACTTACCGTCAGCAATTGGTTTATAACATCTCTCAGGCGGTGTCTCAGATTTAACTACTCTCTTTATATTTTTAATTCTTTCTTCTATAGAGAAAAAGTTTAACTTCGACCAGTACCATTGAGATTCATCAGCCATATCATACTTGAGGTATGTTAGATGTCCGTTAGTCTTATCCATAACTAACCAACCTACATCTGTCACACCCTCTGAATGAGCATAGCCTTTGATTTGGTCTACATATCCAAAGGGGTCGTCATTAATGAGTGAACCATCTTTGAATTTCTTAAAGCCATAAGGTGACGCTGACTTAACATCTGTCAATACACCATCAATCTTACAGTCCATAGAGCCTTTGATACCATCTACTTCTGCTTGCTTCTGTTCGTCTGTCACATCGTGACCTGCAAGTTTAGTAAGGGCTAGTACCATCTCTTCAATCAAGTGACCATAGAGGAACTTGATTCTAGTGTGAGGCATAAGTTCCTCACCTTTATAGCCATTATAAGAATACCACAACTGTCTATCCTTCTTACCTATGTTAGACATACGGAGCTTACGTCTATCAAACGTACTCTCTGTGATATTGTTTCTAAGTATCTGTTTGACATTCTCACCGAAGTCATTTATTACTTGTTCGACAGGCACACCTTTAGGAATATCCTTGGTGTCAATCATACGATATATGTCGCTTACTAGAGTATCTGTACTCATTGTTGTACCTCCTTGTTATCTCTATGCCCATACTCTTCATAATCATCATTATAAACAGTACAACCTGATGGGTCAATATCGCAATTAGGATATGAAAAACAACCTAAATGAGAATCTACCTTTTCTTTTATCTTACTATCTTTTGTAAACCTTGTTATAAAATCGTCTATCCCATTAGACCTATAATGTTTCTTAGGATAGCTGTTTTTTACATAAGGATGCCATCTTCCAGTTGTATAAGAATAAGCATACCACTTATCTCTCTTTATCCATAACATATAAGCACCCTCTCTAACTTCATATTCAATACCTTTAGAATTTAAGTACTTCTCGACGTACTCTAAAGTTTCATTAGTGTCTCTTCTAAAAATAACTTCACCTTTAGAATTAACTCTATCAAAACGATAGCCACTCTTTAGTGAGTCTGTTGCCACGTTTCACCTACCTTATATTCACCGTCCAAAGGACAGTTTAGTTTAAAAGATTTACCTGCTTGTATGATAGCCCCTACCGCTAGACCTCCGAAGAAGTCTGCTTGGTCTTCTCTGACCTCGCATTGGAACTCATCGTGCACATTCAGTACGAACTTATAATCTAAGTCATACTGTCTAGCATAAGAGTCCAATAGTACCAACGCTTTCTTCATTATAACCGCACCTGCACTCTGTAGTAGAGTGTTTAGTGCTGAATGTTGAGAGCGTATGTGTAGCTTACGACCATCTAACCCAGTAACCCAACCTTTACCGCTTGATTCGGAAACCTTCTCTCGCAGTTGTTTTAGAGCAGGAGTATTGTCAAGAAAGTTCTTCTTTAAATGTCTCCCACGTTTAGCACCACCACCTGCTACCTCACCAATCTTAACATCTCCCGCACCGTATAGGAACGCATAGATGAAAGTCTTAGCTTGGTCTCTAGTTTGTAGTCCTGCTGACTTCTGATTAGCAGAATGAATATCACCATTAAGTATCTCATTGGTGTATTTATCATCATTCATATAGTGTGCTAACATTCTAAGTTCTAGACCACTAGCATCACAACCAACCAACTTATAATCCTTAGGGACAGTCCACAAGTCTCTACAGTCAGCACCATAGCCACCCTCAAAACCCCAAAGTATTTTACCGTCCTTTCCGTGCCTAGTCGCAGGGACTTGAGCACAGTTAGGCTTAGAGTGTGTCATCCTACCAGTCACCGCACCGCAAGGGTTTACTCTTCCGTGTACTCGACCAGTACGCTCATCAATAGCTTCTACCCAACTCTTAACCATAGCAACACGCTTGGTAATCGTCAAGTAATCTACAATCAACTGTGCCTCAGGTATCTTAACAGTCTTAAGCACCTTCTCGTCTACGATAGGATTACCCTTCTCAGTAAAAGATTTAGGTTTCCAACC